AGGCGTGAAGGTCATGCCGGCCTTGAGCGTGCCGAGTGCCGCGTAGAACACTTCGGGCTCGCGTCCCAAGAGCGAAAACACCCTGTCTCCGCGCCCAAGTCCATTTGCGGTCAGGACCGAGGCGAACCGTGCCGATGCGGCACTGAGGTCGGCGTAGCTCAGATCCTGGCGCTCGCCTGACTTTCCCAACCATCGAAGCGCCATGTCAGACCCGAAACCATGCAGCACATGCCGGTCCACCGCTTCATAGGCGATGTTGAGCGCCCCTTCCGGAAGACCGTCGAGCAATTCATCCTCGGTCTTCTCCCAGGAAAATGCTGCGCGAACATCCGGCGTCAATTGCGTCTTTGAGCGAACCGCCTCCGGCTTCTTGATGGTATCCCACATTGGCAGTCCTCCATGTCGGCCAGTCTACGGCAGCAGGGAGGAACATCCTTGATCCACATCAACAGGCCAAGGTGGAGCCCGATTTCATAGCAGCGGACGCTCGAATTTTCGCCGGGCAGCAAGGATTGCGGGCCTGATGCATGGCTTTATCGGCGTTTGAGTGCCATCGGGCTGCGTCAGGATGCGCTGGTCAACACGTAGGTCTTGCGCACCTGTTCATGAATGGTCCATTCGCCTTCCCAGCCGAGCGGCAGGACGAGTATGTCTCCTGGACCGATCTTGCGCTGGTCACCGCCCTGCTTGCCTTCGACCGTGGCCGAGCCGGAAATGATATGGCAGATTTCCGAGGACTTGCTCCGGTCGGCAGAAAAGCGCCCCGGAGTGCATTCCCATACACCGACCTTGGTAACGCCATTTTCGGAAGCCCAAAGCTGCTTTGCTGCCTCGACCTGACCATCCGTGAACGTTGTCGGTTTGGGAGCAAATTCTCCCAGGTCGAGAGTTGAGAGGTCGCCGAAGCTCTTCAGATCAATCATTGCAATTCCTTGATAGTGACCTCTCCGCCAAAGCGCGGGTTGGATGGGTAATGCTCAGCATCAATGGGATGGATGGCTGGGGCGCCTGGATGATAATCCTCTCTTTATCTTCTGATTGAATTCAAATATATAATTGTCTTTATTGACTTTTTCGGCACAAAGTTGTAACATCGAACTGTAACACCGGAATGCTACACGGGGGCTGAATCAGACCGAATGTCATATCTTCTCAGACGCGGGGCCAGCTACTACGCGCGCCTCAAAGTGCCCACTGATTTGGTCGCAATTCTTGGCAAGAAAGAGCTTGTGAAGGCTCTTGGAACGAAGGACCAGAGAGAGGCCAAGCGCCTCATGTGGCCGGTGGTCGGCGAATGGAACCGGCAGTTTGACGACTTGCGCGCGCGCCGCCAACTTACCGGCGACGACAAGGCAGATGCGGTCTGGCAGCACTACAGCGACACCTTGGAGCGTGATGAAGAAACCCGGCGCTCTATGCCGACTACTTCGGAGATCGAAGCTGCGACGGCGACAGCAGTGGAGCGCGCAAAGCGGGACGCAATTGACGTGCGCGACCCCTTCGCGGTTCATGAAGCTACCCTTGACGTAATGCTGCTTAATGGGCGTCGCAAGCATGACGCCCATTCCCGGCGCGTGAAACTTGATCTCATGCGCAAACATCTGATCGCCGGTGAAACGGCGCTGATCGCAGATGAAGTCGAGGAGTATCTGGACCGCAACAAGCTTCTTATCGAGCCGGGTTCATCGGACCACGCCGAACTCGCTCGGCAGATGATGCGCGCTGAGATTGACGCATTGCAACGCACTCTTGAGCGCGACCGTGGTGACTACAGCGGCACGCCAACGGACCCGATCATCAAGCCCGTTACTGGCACCACACGCGAATTCGCCGCACCGGGCGAACGCATCATGGATCTTTTTGAAACCTACGTCCGTGAAAATCCGCGCGGTATCAGTGCTGACACGCTTAACCAAGCGCGTCGGGACATCAGCTTTTTCGTGCAACATGTCGGCAACAACTACCCGGCGCATCGGATCGATAAGAAGGCGGTGCGCGGATGGAAATCGCTCATGATCTCATTTCCCGTCAAGGCGACCGAGTCGAAGGTTTTTGCCGGGATGAGCTTGCAGCAAATCGTCAAGCACAACGAAAAGGTCGGCAAGCCCGTCCTTTCACCACGCACCGTCAACCGATACCTGGCGAGCCTTGGCGCGTTCTGCACGTGGCTTGAAACGCAAGGCTATCTAGACCATAGCCCTATGAGCGGCATGTCTCTGGCGAAGGAAAAAAAGAAAAGCGGCGTGACTTTCACGACCGACCAGTTGAACACCCTGTTCAAGTCGCCGCTCTTTACCGGATGCCAGAGCGCCAACGAATGGAGCAAGATTGCCAAGCCGGGAAACGAGAAAATCCGTGATCATCGCTATTGGGTTCCGCTGATCATGCTCTATTCCGGAGCGCGCCCGGCAGAGATCGCGCAGCTATCCATTGGCGACGTTAAGGAGCAACACGGCCATTGGATCATGCATATCACGACTGAAGGCGATGGCGAGAAGACCGTGAAAACCGCAGGCTCTATGCGTGTCGTGCCAATTCACAAGGAACTCATAAAGCTTGGCTTGCTCGACTATCACTCCGGGATGAAGGCGGCAGGCCAGCCCCGGCTGTTCCCCCATGCTCACCGGAATTCGCGTGGCCAGATGATCGCCGATTTCAGCCGGGAGTTTGGTCGGTATCTCGTGCGGCTTGGATTGAAGAAAGGACGCGGGCTTTCGCTCTATAGCTTTCGCCACACCGCGACCGATGCGCTTCGCAGGGCCAGTCACCTTGATCAACAGTTCGCCTTCATCCTTGGCCACACCGGGGGCACCATGACGGGGCGTTACGGCAACCTGCCGGAAGGGATGCTTGCGCAACGTGTGGCCCTGATCGACTCGATTGCCTATCCCGATCTCAGTCTGACACACCTAAAATGACAGAATTCCTACATAAATAGGAATTTTGTCTTGTCACCAGATTCAACGCATGAGACAATATTACCAAGATTAAATATACTTGGTAACATAGATGTTTCAAAATGCAGTAAATGGAATAAAGCGAAACCTGGGTTTTAAACCAGAGCGAAAGTCGTATTCACTTACTGATCCTGTCTCTATTGAAATATTCGGTGGGCATCCGACAGTTTCCGGCGTATCCGTTACAGCGAATTCAGCGCTGCAAAACCCAGCCGTGCTTCACGCCATCCGCCTAATTGCTGAAACAGTCGGCTCACTTCCTTGCAAGCTTTACCGTGAAGAGGCGGAGAGCAAAGAGCCAGCCAAAGACAATTCAAGCTACCGGCTGGTTCATGACCGCGCAAACGAATGGACCAGCGCAGGGCAGATGCGCGTCGATCTGACGACAGACGCGCTCATGCATGGTAGTGGCTTTGCTGAACTGATCCGCTTCGGCGACGGTCGGCCATTTGAACTTCACCGGCTCACACCCGGCACTGTTCGGCGCTGTTTTGAAGACAATGGCGAACCCTACTACCTGATCCAGCAATCGAATGGTCGATCCCGGCGGCTCTCCTACCGTGACGTACTCTATGTGTCGGCATTTGGCGGCATGTCACCGGTCAAGCTTGGCAAAGAAGCCATAGGCGTGGCGATGATACTTGAACGCCATGCTTCTCAGTTCTTTGGCTCCGGCACACGTCCCTCAGGCGTGATCTCCAATGAAGATAAAGCGCTCAATGGCGATGCCGGTGCGAAAACCATTTCCAACATTCTCAAATCCTTCCGGATCTGGCGGCAAAGTGCAAACGGCGATCCCCTGATCCTTGATGGCGGTTGGAAGTTCGATCAGCCCGCGATGACTTCGACCGATGCGCAGTTCCTTGAGAACCGCATTGAACAGATCAATGAAATTGCCCGCATCTTCGGCGTGCCGCCTTCCATGCTTTACCAGCTTGATCGCGCCACCTGGGGCAACGCGGAACAAATGGCAGCGAGCTTCCTACAGCTCTGCCTTCGCCCGTGGCTCGACAAGTGGCAGGACGCATACGCCACCGCGCTCCTTACCGAAGATGAGCACGATACCCGCTATTTTGAATTCGTTGTGGATGACCTTCAGCGCGCCGATGCAGCGGGCCGGGCTGAAATCTTCAGCAAGCTTGTCGCCATGCGCGCCATGACACCGAACGAGGTTCGGGCCGCAATGAACCTTCCGGCGATGGATGGCGGCGACGAACTGGCAAACCCCTACACCACGACCAGCGCGCTTAAGGAATCCGCAGCATGAACCACACCGCTTATTTCGGTGATGGCGAGAAAGCTTTCGCCCTTACATCCGAAATGATTATCGAACTTGAGCGCAAGGCAGGCTCTGGCATCGGTGCAATCTATGCCCGCGTCTTGGCTGCGCAATTCCATTTTGATGATCTTATTGAAGTCATTCGGCTAGGCTTGATTGGTGGCGGCACATCGCCGGAAGCTGCACAGAAGCTTGTCGATACCTACGCCAAGCCGCGCCCAATCATGGAAACCTATCCCCTCGCCTTCGACATTCTCGATTGGCGCTGGAACGGCGCACCCACAATCGCAAATGATCATGAACAGGTTAGCGCCGGGAGTCTCACCGATGACTGAGCGGCTCGAATTCAAAGCAGCTCTTACTGTCGATGATAGCGGAGAAATCACCGGCATCGCATGGCCGTTTGGCTCGCCTGATCGCGTCGGCGACGTGATTGAAAAGGGTGCGATGTCCATGCCCGCAACCTTACCCATGCTCTTCGCCCATGACCAAGGCCAAGTCATTGGCGTTTGGAACCAGATTGCAGAGACCCAAGACGGTCTCACCGTGAAAGGCCGCTTGCTTGTCAACGAAGTGGAGCGTGCTCGCGAAGTTCACGCCATGATCCGCAGCAAAGCAGTTTCCGGGCTTTCCATCGGCTTCGTCACCAAAAGCGCAAAAGCGCGCCAACGCGGGCGCACGATCACCGCGCTCAATCTCCACGAAATCTCTGTTGTCGCCGTCCCAAGCCATCCGGGCGCGCAAATCACGTCGATCAAAGCCGCCGATGGCACGGCACCCAACAAAAGGAATGAGAATATGGAAAATGAACTCGAATCTACACCGGAAGCGATTGCCAACCCGGTGATTGAAAAGAAGGACTTTGACGCCCTCAAAGCCCGAATCGACAAAATGGAGGCGAAGGCAAACCGTCCCGTCGCTGCCAACAACAACCATCCAGAAGCTGCCAACGACAACCTTGAGCGCAAAGCGTTCATCGAGTTTGCCCGCAAGGGTATCGAACGCATGGAGCACAAGGTTGCGACCGCGCTTGTGGTTTCGACGGACGCAAGCGGCGGCTATCTCGCACCGACCGAAATCGGCAAAGAGATCCTGAAGTCTCTCACTGAATTCTCGCCAATTCGTGCCTATGCCAAGGTGATCTCGATTACCGGTCCGGAAGTCCAATACCCGCGCCGGCTAACCGGTGCGAACGCCACTTGGGTTTCTGAAACTGCAGACCGCACCCAGTCCGACCAGACCTATGAACAGGCCACCTTCACACCCTATGAGCTGGCAACTTTCGTTGACGTTTCGACTCAGCTTCTCGAAGACAATGCTTACAACCTGGAAGGCGAACTGACTGCCGACTTCGGTGAAGCATTCGGCAAAGCCGAAGGCGGTGCATTCGTTACCGGCAACGGGACTGGCAAACCGAAAGGCCTTTTGTCCGCGACAGGTATCACCGAAATCACGACCGGTGCCGCCGCCACCCTTGGCAGCGATCCGGCGGCAACCATCATCGGCATGTTCCACTCACTGCCGACCGCATTTGCCCAGAACGGCGTTTGGCTCATGAACCGAACCACCCTCGGCACACTGCGCACCCTCAAGGATGCGACAGGACGCTTTATCATGGTTGATCCGATCACCGCCGGGATGCCGATCACCCTGCTTGGCCGTCCGATTGTCGAAGCCATCGACATGCCCGACGTTGCTGCCGACGCCTTCCCGGTCATGTTCGGCGATCTTCAGGGCTACCGGATTGTTGACCGTATCGGGCTTTCTATCCTTCGCGATCCGTTCAGCCTCGCAACCAAAGGTCAGGTCCGGTTCCATGCCCGCCGCCGCGTAGGTGGCGACGTGAGCCATGCCGACCGCTTTGTGAAACTGAAGGTCGCTGTCTAAGCAATGCTTTATCCGCCCGCCAATGACGAACAGACGCTTTTGCTCAATGGCAACATTGTGCATTTGCGCCCGTCATTGCGGGCGGCTGCACACCTTGAACGCCTGCATGATGGCTTTGCCGAACTTTACCTGCATATCGGTGAATTCAGCATTGGCACTATCCGCGAAATCATTGCGGTGGCTGCAACCAATCGACAGCAAGCCAAAGCCTTCCTTGGGATGATCGACACCATTCCCTTAAGCGTCCTGGCGAACGCGGTGGCAGCGCCAATCATGGCACTGATATCCGGATGCATCCCCACTTCAAGTGATGAAGATAAGATCCAAACGACCGGGAAACCCATGCCATGGCGCGCGGTCTACAAAGAGCTATTCCGCACAGCTACCGGTTGGCTTGGCTGGTCTCCGGAAACTGCATGGAATGCTACGCCGACCGAAATCAATGAAGCATTCGGCGGTTATGTCGGCAAGCTAAAGGCCATCCATGGCAATAGCGACAAAGCAGCCGACAATCACCGGCAACCCGACCACTATTCCGCCAACCGGCTTGCAGAGATTGAAGCGCAAGGCTTCGACGCTGCATTCGACCGGGAAGCCCTCACGTCCCTTCGATCTCAGATCGCGAGGCAACGCTAATGTCGCGTCCTCCTCGCGTATGTTCATGTGGCGATATCGTGCCGCACGCAATGATCTGCCAATGCCAGCGTCAAGCCACACGCGAGCGCAACGCCCGCCACGATGCCCGCCGACCCTCATCAAGTGAGCGTGGCTATGATCATGAATGGCGCAAAGCCCGCGCCGAATATCTGGCATCGCACTCGCACTGCATTGAGTGTCACACCCACGGCGTTGCCCGGCTCGCTACCGTCGTGGATCACGTCATTCCACACCGTGGCGACAAGCACCTGTTCTGGCACCGCGCCAACTGGCAGCCCCTTTGCGCGCCTTGCCACAACTCAATCAAGCAGCGGATCGAAAACGCAAGATCTACCATCCCGCATTGCGATTTGGGTCACGTATGGGAGTCGAACTGAAGTGGAAAAGATGGTCCCTATTGGTCTGACATGTTCTGTGGTCCCCTTGACCTCGCACAAAGCTGATCAACCGATCACGGCGCATACATACAGGGCAAACAAAATGGATAGGCTGACCTTCAGCCATGTCTTCTTTGAGACTGTAAACCATATCGCCTTTCGGCGTCTCAAAAAGCGCGTATCTAGCCTTTTCCCTCTCAAATTCATCATACTGCTTCAACTCTTGGCTGAGCGCTTTAAGCGAGCTGCTCATTTGAACGTTCATCATGTTCGCCGCAGTAAGTTCAGCCGCAAGGTTATTAAGCAGTGCATTTGCCTTTGCGGGGTCTGGCGCCTTGTCGCCGGAGAACAAACTCTTGATTGCTTCAGCGGTGGCCACCGCTTTGCCAGTCGTACCAAGGGCCGTCGAAGCGAGGCC